TTACTTTTGCGGCTTTAAATCCAGGATCACCTGTTTTTACTCAAGTTCTTTCCATTGTTTTGTGTACAGCATATTCAAACGTTGCAGATGGTGACGGATTTGTTCGACTTTCGAATTTTACTGCAACTGGATTCAATGCTTTTGGTTCTGCGCGAACAACGGTAACTACAAAAAACGTAGCATTCCAATATTTAGCTATTGGTTATTAAGGAGCTTATATGGCCTTTGATCGTTTTCTCATCGCTCCGTACAAAACTGGTCTTCAAAAAGATCAGAAAAGTTGGCTTATAACAGAAGATGCTTTTATTACATTACAAAATGCCTATGTGTTTCGTGGCCGAGTAAGAAAACGATTTGGTACAAAGCTCATGGGATTAACTCAATTACAATCACGCCTAAGAGCATCGCTTGTTTCTGGAGGTGCTGGTATTGGAATAACAACCGCTGGTGGTGCAGCCGCAGGAAACGTGAGAACTATATTAGCAGACGCCACTCTGCCCTTGGCCGTTGGCCAAATGTTTTCCATTGGCACTGCTATCTATACCGTAATTAGTAATGCTGCTGGCCCACAACCCATGCTTGCTACACAAGGTTCTGGAACTTTTAATATAACCAATGGTGATTTTACAATTACTGGTGGTCCAGTATTAACCACTATTTTCTTCTATCCTGGATTGCCAGTGATGGGATTAACCCAATATGAATCTGGTGCGATTAATAATCATCCATCATATGGATTTGATACAAAATATGCTTATTTATTTACTCCTCTTATTGGTTGGGGTAGATCTGATGCGGCGATATGGCACGGAACTTCTTTTGGACAACTAACTGGCAAGGTGTTGCTGGAGTTCCTGTTCTTTTTGTGACTAATTTTAACGCAACAGTACCAACACCCGCAGCCACCGATGACCCAATTTGGTATATGACACCTCAAGATGTGTGGACTGCGGCTACAGGTGTTAATGCATTTTATTTTTTACCCAATGGTGGCCTTATTCACACTGGGCCTTATGTTAAGACCGCCCGATTAATTGTTGCGTTTAAGAACAGGCTTTTATTATTAAATACTGTTGAAAATGATAATTCGGGAGGCGCTGGTGTTAATACAGCTTATGTTAATAGGGTTCGCTATTCCTTTAATGGTAGCCCATTCGCTCGTAATGCTTGGTATGAGCCTAATCAAACTGACAGTTCTGGTGGTGTGGTCGGTAATAATAATATCGCTGCTGGTGCTGGCTTTTTAGATGCAACAACTGAAGAGCAAATTATATCTGCTGAATTTATAAAAGACCGTTTAATTGTTTATTTTGAACGCTCAACATGGGAACTTGTTTATACAGGAAATGAGATTCTTCCCTTCTATTGGCAAAAAATTAATACTGAACTTGGATCACAATCTACATTCTCAACAGTTCCTTTTGATAAGGCTGTTTTGACAGTGGGTAACACGGGAATTCATGCTTGTACTGGTGCTAATGTTGAACGGGTTGACGATAAAATACCCGATGAAGTATTTGAATTTGAAACTGATAACAACGCAACATTTAGAACAGTGGGAATTAGAGATTATGTCACTGAACTTGTTTATTGGACGTATGTATCTGTTTTTGAACAACAAAGTCCAACAATTTCACAAACATTTCCCAATCAAATATTAGTCTTTAATTATAAGAATGGCTCATGGGCACATAATGATGATTGCTTTACAATGTTTGGTTATTTTGAACAACAAGAAGATACCACATGGGCGTCGTCAGTGCCTTTAATATGGCAACAAGCAAATCAAACATGGATATCTGATTCTTTACAGGCAAATCAGCGCCAGATACTTGCAGGAACGCCCGAAGGATTTGTATTAATTATTGCTTCAGGTGGGACATTTGGTGATGCCATAACAAGAAATGCCCCATCAATGCAAATAACTAATTTAATAGTATCTGCGACCGGGATATTAACGCTCACCGTTATTAATCATAATCTTACCTCAAGTCCTACATGGGAACCTGAAGATCAAGATTTTGTATTATTTGAGAATATAAATTTAACCATTAATCCAGTGATTGGTGCATATCTTAATGGAAAAATATTCCCGGTAGATTTTGTTGTTGATGCTAATACTATAACTATAAATACCTATGGCGAACTAATAACTGCTGAAGTTTATGAAGGCGGTGGAACATTAGCACGAGTCTCCAACATACAGATCGAAACCAAAAGATTTAATCCTTACATAGATAAAAATCAGAATGTTTATATTCAGAAAATAGACTTTGGGATTCAAAGAACAGTGTTTGGTGAGATTTCAGTAGATTATTATCCATCCTCTACTGATGTATCTATGATTCAAGGTGGTGTTCTTTCTGGTGCATTGATGGGCAATGGAAATTTAGAAACAAGACCATATAATGCCAACTTATATCCGCTCGAACAATATCAAGAATTATTAATACACCCTGTGTATTTTCAGACGTCGGGCGATTTTATAAAATTCTTATTGTATTTTGATATAACTCAAATGACAGATCCAAATATAGCCTTGAGTGGATTTGAGCTCGAATTTATGACTTTATTTTCTCAACCAGTTGGGAGACTTCAATAATATGGCTACTTCTAATCAATATGGCGCCTTTATTGCCACAACAAGCGTCTGGGATGTCCAACAGATATATACAACCGATATAACAACGCCTGAATTTAAAGAACTATTAGTTAGGCTTTATCAAAATATTAATAATATTGCCATTGTCCTAAATCTTAAAGATACTGGCATGTATCCCATAACTGAATATGTTAATGGCCAACTATTCTTCCCAAATCCTGCCAATAGTTCAGCAACAACAGGAGCCGCCAATCCAATACAGCGACAAGTATTGCGTAAAGTTATCAATTTTGGTGCTCTAGGAGCGGGCGCAACTTCGGTAAATCATAATATTATTATTAATGCCGCTTATACTTTTACTAGAATTTATGGCGTTGCATCGGATACAACAACAAATAACTATTATCCACTACCATTTGCTAGTGCAGGTGGAGCAAATAATATAGAATTAAGGGTGTCGGCTACACAAGTAATTATTACAAATAATAGTGGAATTGCATTTAATTTTTGTTACGTGATACTCGAATATCTTACTTCCTAAAAAAATAATTGAGAAGATTTCTATAAGCGCGCCATCGATTAGTAATATAAGATATAATGAGACCTAGAAAAATGTTAAAAAATTAGGAGAATACCATGGCCTGTAGTAGCGGCGTTTGTAGCCGAAAACCAAAAGGACCTATAGCATCAGCAAAAGCAATGGCGTCTCAGGCCATGCCAGGAGCAAATATGGCTAATCCAATGTCATCATCAATGGCAGCAACCGGTTCTACTGGAAGTCGCCAATTACCACAAATGTTTAATATTGAACCAAGTGGTGGTAAAAAATCAACATGGGATTCATTTAAAGAATGGCTTACTGGTACACCAGAAGGCATTAAGATATTTGAACAATTTTCACCTGAGCAACAATCGGCATTAAGCCAAGTATTGCAAATGGGATTAGGTGGCCTTCAACAAAATAAATTTTCATTTGATCCGATAGCTGAACGAGAAACAACAAGATTTCATACACAAACAGTCCCTGGTATTGCTGAAAGGTTCACTTCTTTAGGTAGTGGCGGATCACAAAGATCAAGTGCATTCCAAGGAGCGTTGGGTTCAGCAGCTAGTGATCTTGGCCAAGGTCTTGCCGCACAGGGATCTAAATATAATTTGCTCCAGCAAGGCAATCTTATGAACTTGCTACAAACTGGGCTGACTCCACGCTATCAAAATATGTATCAGCCATCACAAACAGGATTCGCTCAATCAGCTGGAAATACCGCATTAAATGCTGCTGGAACATATTTACCTTTATGGGCATTAGGAGTGTTATAATATGGCTATACAAATACTTGATAGACCAAGCTCGGGCCAAGTTTCTGGAGAAGCATTTGGTAAGGGGCTTTCTGAAAGTTTACAATATTTAGCAC